GTTTAGTAGCGCAGTAACCTTCACGATATTTGTTTCTTTTATCAAAGTAAATAGTACAATAATCCACTTTGCATTTAATAAAGAACTCAGGCGAAGGTCTATCTTTCATCACGATCCTCCTTCTCATATTCACTGATAATCATCAAGGCACATTCAAAATCACTGGTCTTAACCATTGCCTGACCTTCAGGATTATAGAAAGTATACGTTCCATTGTCAACTGTCCAAGTCATTACTTTTCTCCTTCAGAAGTTGTGATAATCTTTTAACAATGCCCTAATAGGCATATATAAGATAGCCTCTGGTTGCTCAAGCGGAGACAAACTACTGCCTTCCTCCATACAGTCATTGTGTCCATCGTTATAAACACAACCAGTATGGTCGTTGATGCAAGTCCAAGAACCATCAGGCTCTTTTTCTCTTTTACAAAGATTGCTCATCATTTTTCTCCTTGTCAAAGACAGATAAGTAACCATCCAAACCTCTCTTGATCTTCCTCAAGTCATCAAGTTCAGGGCTTATATCAATCAGCATACTTATGATCCTGTTGATATCATTCATATCAAGAGACTTTGGCGCGCTTCTTGGTTGCCAAGCATAGCACCTATCTACTATGGGTCTGTATCTTTTAGGCATTACTTTTCTCCTTGCTAAATAGTTTACTTAACAACTGTAACTTTTCCTTTAAATACAATCACTTATATTCAAAGGAAAGTTTACTTATTGTGCCTCAATAACTTCAGTCATTTTCCCCAGGCCGTTGCCGTTTCTTGCTGTTACGAGTGAGCGCCAGCGAACGAGAAATTTTATGCGACTTGTCGCATCTTTCATGCTGTTAAAAAATTTTTTTACAGCATATTAGCATATTATAATGAGCAGTTTCTTGTCTTGCTCAGGACTGGAGGATTAACCTAGACAGGCGGCGATTGCTTCATCATTGGTGTCGATCTGCTCCTTGATTTCTCGGCTCTGATACTCCAAACCTTTTTTGATTTTGTTACTGTCTGAGGCCATGTCTACGATCCAATCATAGAAACCTTTAGGGATTCCTTCTATTGCCTCGACGCCCTGCAATTCTGCAAAAGCACAGCGGTTCTCAAAGATAACCTTTTCGGAGTAGGGTTTGCGTCTGCCTAGCATTTCGGCTTTCTTGTTTTCTTTGGCGCAGTAATTGAACGCTTGTTCGATACTTAAGTAAACCGTCTCGCCGTTGTAGTTCACAACTTCTCCGGTCTCGTCGAGCATCACCTGAAACGCCCATTTCCAATTGGATAACTGCAGGTTCTCATGTGGCAAGTCATCAACATTAAGCCCCATGTCATGCAAGACTGCCATTGAAACGGCATCCTCTCGGCTTGCGTTGGAGATCAGTTGAACCCGTTCCAAATGGTATTTCAGTTTTGAAACGCACGCGATGTTGGCACCGATGTAGCAGTTGGTCATCAGGTTTTTAAACGGTGTCATGTTGTAGTCAGTCATTTTTGAGTTCCTTTTGTAGATGAATGAATGGGCAGTTTTAAGTCATGCCCGGGACTGTGGATTAACTAGGATTCTTCGTCCCAACCCGCTCGCAATGTGTAGAATATCCTATCTTTGATATCCTGCTTTACATCAAAACAAGCACTCCAAGTATCGCTGGTCGCGTCTTTGATATTCTTTGAGTTCATCCGTTTGTCCAAGTATTCAACAATATCAAGCAAAACAGCGAGTTTGGATTGTGTTTCTCTGTCGAAGTTCATTTCATTTGCTCAGTTGTTCAAGTGAGTCGACATGGTAACCGATCTAGATTAAACCAACTATCCTGTACGCGACCTACAATTATCTCAGAACGACACCGGATTCTTCTCCTTGGTGACCTAAGACACCATGAGAGCCACAGCATGCTGTTGCGAGGAAGTACATTATCAGTCGAAGTCCATGGCATTTGTCCTATTCGCAGAAGCGCCTCCACATTATTATTCAAAGTCATATAATTCACAGGCGCGTACTCTTCAAATCTTGTTGACCTATTACTTTAAGTATTCCTATGATATAATCATATGATTCACATAGAGAGATACACTTCTGTTTCTTTCTGTTTCTTGCCGTTGGGCAGGGTTCCGGGCTCCGGGCGGAACATCTTAGAAAGATACTGATAGTTACCTAGGCTCTGATTACTCTATAAGGAAGTATAGAGGCTGTTGTTGTACAGAGAACAGTGCGAGAATGATGTCCTACCTGCACACACACACGGTCTACTGAGGTATCTGGCTGTAGAAGTATAGTGATACTGATGCCCTACCCCACCCTACTACAAAAAATAATATATATATATGTTCTCCCCATACAGCGAAGGGACATTTAACCATTTATAAGGATTTACTAATATGGACAGAAGCAGATATCCATTACCGGGACTACTAGAATATACAGGTGATCCTGATTTACCTCTTGAAGACTCGTATCCTTTTATTGGTATGGCCGGTATGGGATTAGGTGGATTGCTTACTAGAGCCGCTATGAAGACTCCTGTGAGAGCATTGGTTAGAAAAGAGCCTACTCTCCCAAAAGTAACTATTAAGAAAAAGAAAAATACTGCTCAAAGGAATAAAAGGAAAAGAAGTAAGTCTAGAAAAGCAGATGAACGATGGGAAAATAGGCATCAAGAATATCTTGATTCTGGTGGGGAAATTGACGCTGTTTACGACTTAGCAAGAATGACAGGCAAAACACCTCAAAATTATACTAAAAGAGTATTTGATGATTTTCCTGCTAAAGCAAAGGATGTAGAGATTCCTTTTGAAGAGTATATAGGAAGACTATATACTAAAGGACAACAACGCCAACAAGTAAAGAAATTAAGAAAGATGGCTCAAAAAGATTTAATGAGAAAAAGAATGTCTAACGATGAAAGAGAAATTCTTGAAAACATATACGGCGTAGACCCGGTATATTAGGAGTACACTGATGGCATTTGGCGACCCAGTAGCAGATATAGGAGGATACGGTCCGGGATTTGGCGGTGGTGGATTATTAGATAATTTTTCTGGATTACCTGATGAAGATTATGATCCTGTTTATGATTTTAGTTTGTTTCAGCCAGCGACAGACACAACTCCTAGAATTGGAAATGTTCAAAATAGAGTAGGGACATTAGTGTCTCATCCTGATTTATCTATGATAGATTATGGTATGGATGCAAATACTACCGTTCCAAGAGACGCATTTGAGTTGCTTGGTAACATGGATTTACAACATGAAATAGCCGCGCATCATTTGAACTCTTTAGTTGAGGGCTATAGAGGATTACCTAGAGATGTACAAAGCAATTTAAGAAGTAGTGCTAGACACGCCTTAGGCGTTCAGTCTGTCGGAAAGCCTTTAATGGACGCTTATGAATTCGGTTCAAACATTCATAGAGGTTCTACTGGTCAACCTGAAGATTATGCCGCAAATGAAAGAGCGGCAGAAGCATTAGCAATTAATCCTGATATTAGTACGCAGGCTTTAATAGGTCAGGTGGCTCTTGGAACTGACAGCCCAATAGGATTAGAAAGCGCAGAAACTCCTTCAACTAGAAATATAGTTAATCCTTATGCACAAGGATTTCCATTGACTAATGAACAAGTACAAAATTTAGACAATCAAGTTTATAATTTAGACAATGCTTATGCTCAACTTGATCTACAACCATTTTATAACTATGTTGATGAAAAGGTAGGCCAAGTTTTAGACCTTGATCCTGTTCTTGCTGTTGAAACTGGCAAAAATTATGTGTTAAATAATTTAGGTCTTCCTTATTTTGGAACTATAAAAAGCGGTTTAGATAAAGTTGTAGAAGGCATGGAACTTGATAACCCTGAATTTGGTATAAATATTCCCGGAAGAGCGCAAGACGATGTATTTGAACCTTCTATGGATTTACAGATGGAATTCGGTCCAGTCATGGACTCAGACCTTCCCGGTGTAGAAGGACTTATGGAGGCTGGAGGAGTTTTGGGTGGTGGTAGCGGAGTAATTGGACCTGACTTTGACCAAGGAGCAGTATCAGGAGCAGGTGGTGAAGCGCTACAGGAAGCCCTAGCCCAGAGAGTCGCAGAGACTATGATTGCACAACAGGCGGCAAGAGCGCCATCTAACAATGTAACCATTCCTATGTCCAGTGGTCCTGATATCGTTATTGACGTTACACCTCCCGCACCACAGACAAGCGTGGCTCCACAGAGGAGAACAGCACCTAGACCATCTCCGGTAAAGATTGCGGCTAAATCTGTTGCCAAACCAAAAGCCTTTAAAGCACTTCCCAAGTTTGCACAGAAAGAAATCAGACAAGGTAGAGTTCCTACCTCTGGATCAGATAACGTACAGGATATGGTAAGAGCATTTCTTGGCGGACAAGAATCATTTGGAGATTCTGGTACTAGAAAATGACAGAGAAACAAGACAGGTTCATTGAGACATACGTTCTCACTGGTAACGCAACTAAAGCGGCTATCGCGGCTGGCTACTCTGAAAAGACAGCCAAAAGCAAAGGCTACCAGTTAAAGAACCAACTACAGTCTGAAATACAGAAAGAAGTCCAGAAGGCTATAGCGGATAAGATACCGTCAAGCCTCATGTGGCTAACCGAACTTGCAGAGAAGGCTGAGTCTGAATCTGTCAGGCTTGGGGCAATTAAAGACCTACTTGACCGCGCTGGACTTAAACCAGTAGACAAGGTAGAAACCACGACCATTGACCAGATGAGCGCAGAGGATATTAAAAAGGAGTTAGCATCCCTTGGATACAAGCACTAGGGCATTAGAACTAGCACAGGCTCTCAGACGCATTGAGCGCTTCAACAGGATCAATCAGTACGATCCCTACCCTTACCAGCAGAAATTCCATAAGACAGGCTCAGAGGCCAACCAGAGGCTTCTCATGGCGGCTAACCGCATAGGCAAGTCTTTCTCTGGTGCGGCAGAGATGAGTTACCATCTTACAGGCATATATCCAGATTGGTGGGAAGGCAGACGTTACTACCAACCGATCACAGCATGGGCCGGTGGTGTCTCCAACGAGACAACAAGAGACATTGTGCAATTTGAACTATTGGGTTCCCCAGATGATCCTGATGCGTTTGGGTCCGGTGCGATACCTAAAAGTAAAATTATAAAAACGGAACGTAAACCGGG